AAAAGATGATTAATAGTAATGAGTTCGAAAACTTTAGAACAGGAAGTAAAAGGTTATAATGGCTTTAAACAATTATGCAAATTTAAAAACAGCTATTGCTAATTTCTTAGCACGTGATGATTTAACTACAGAGATAGATGACTTTATAGATCTTACTGAAGCAGACTTTAATCGTAGATTAAGAATAAGAGATATGGAAAGTGTTGATAGTGCATTTACTATTGATGCAGCAACTGAAGCATTACCTACTGGATTTTTACAGATAAGAAGTTTTATTTTAACTAGTGCTACTCCTGATAGAGTGTTATCATTAATGACTCCTTTTCATCAAGCTGATACACAAGACTTTACCAATACAGGTGTACCTAGAGCTTTCTCTATTGAAGGATCAAATTTTAGATTTAGTCCTGCACCAGACAGTACTTACACAGCAAGAATAGTTTTTTATAAAGCCTTTGATAGTATTGATAGTACAACTACAACTAATACTATTTTAACAAAGTTTCCTGATATATATTTATATGGTGCATTATATTATGCATCAACATTTATTAGAGGTATGGATCAACAAACAGTAATACAATTTAAAACTCAGTATGAAGCTGCAATTAAACAAGCAGAAGATGCAGATGCTTTAGATAAATACAATGGCTCACCTTTGATTCAAAGATCAGGTATTAATATTAATCATTTAGATAACGTAAAATAATGCAGTTACCTTTTGGAGAATGGCTACCAGACTTACCAGACCATGTTAATCCTGGTGCTACACAAGCACGAAATGTATTTCCTGCAGTAAACAGTTATAGACCATTTCAAAATATAGCTGCTACTACAAGTAATGGAACTACAGCTAGATGCCAAGGTGGTAAAGCATTTAAATCTGATAGTGGTGTAGTATCTATCTTTGCTGGTGATGCTACTAAGTTATACAAAATAACATCTAATGCTTTTGTAGATGAAAGTGGCGGTACTACTTTTAGTTTTCCTCCTGAGTCCTATTGGGATTTTGTAAGGTTTGGTGAAGTAATTATTGCCTTTAATGGTGATGATGCTGCTCAAGCATGGACTTTAGATTCATCAACTGACTTTGCTGCATTAGCTGGATCACCTCCAGTATTTAGACATGCTGCTGTTGTTGGTAATTTTTTAGTTACAGGATTTCAACCTACTGCACAAAACAAAGTACAATGGTCTAGTTTTAATACACCTACTGCATGGGTAGCAGGAGTTAATCAATCTGACTCTGAAGTATTACCTGAAGGCGGAGTTATTACAGGAGTTACTGGTGGACAGTTTGGTTTAATATTTCAAGAAGATCGTATTACTAGAATGGATTATCGTGGTGGTAATGTAGTATTTTCTTTTAGAAGAATAGAAGATAATAGAGGAGCTGTACAAGGTAAGAATATAATACAAGTAGGTAACCTAGTATACTATCTATCTGAAGATGGATTTTATGTTACTGATGGTTCTAGTTCTAAACCTATAGGTGCAAATAAAGTAGATCGTTTCTTTTATAATGATCTTAAATTTACATTAAGAGAACGAGTAAGAGCATCATATGATCATGAAAACAAATTAGTTATGTGGTCTTATCCATCTGCTACTGGTAATAACTCTGGTACTCATAATGATAAAATATTAATATATCATATAGCTAGTCAAAGATGGTCTATTGTAGAATTAGAACATGAAATTATTATTGATTACTTATCACCTGGATTTACTTTAGAAGAACTAGATGACTATCCTACATCAGGTACAAATGATTTAGATGCAATAACAGTATCACTAGATAGTGCTGTGTTTATTGGTGGCTTAAGAACATTAGGTGCTGTAGATACAAATCATAAACTAGGATCATTTGGTGGAGATGCATTAGAAGCAGAGATAGGTACAGCAGAACAAGAATTTGCAAAAAATAGTAGATCATTAGTTACTAATGTAAGACCTATTGTAGATACTACTGCTGCTACAGGAACATTAAGTTTTAGAAACAGAGTTGCTGATACTGTTACTAATACTGCTGCCTCTAGTATGCATGCTACAGGTACAATGCCTTTTCATAAATCAGCAAGATATTTTAAATTTAACTTAACTATACCTGCAGCTACCACGTGGTCAGATGCACAAGGTATAGATATAGAAGCAATCAAAGAAGGTTATAGATAATGGCACAGTTTGACGATTTAGTAGCAAAGTATAGAAACTTAACTTATGGAAGATTAGTAGGAACTAATCCATCTGCAGTTAATTCTTTATTAAATGCACAAGATAGAGGTACTAACTCTATTACTAGTCCTAATTATTTTGGTAACATACCTATAGAACAACAACAATATATTGAAACTCCTACTGGTTTTATAGGACAAAATCAATTTAGAATAGATCCAAACACTGGTATACCTGTATTTGAAACACCAACTACTGAAGCTATCAATCAAGGTATTGAGATGGGTGGAGGTATTATAGGCTCTGGTGTTTATGATCAAGATGTAGATTATGGTGATCCTGGTTATGCAGGTGTAATACCTGCAGATCCTGATACTGGTTTAGTAGGCACAACTACAGAACAACAACAACAACGTGGTGGTGAAGGTCGTGATAAAACTGGACCAGGAGTATCTACAGAAGTTATAGGTGGTAGAGTATTTAGATTTGATGAAGAAGGAAATGTGACACGATTAGATCCTGAATCAATAGATGCTAGATTTGCTACATTTATGGACAAAATACTTGGTTATACACCAGTCAGTCTTGCAAGAGGTTTATTAGATTTAGATGATAATCCAAATGAAGTTTATAGTAGAATTTTAGACAAATATGGAGAAGAAACAGCAACAGCTTTTTCTATAGAAAATGCAAAAGCCATTAATAAAGAAATGAATACTAATGCAGCTGCTAGACGAGCTGAAGTAGAAGCTAACTTTAGAGAAACAGCAACTCAAGCAGAAAAAGATAGATTAGATATGACTGATAAAGAACGTGGTATTGTAGATAAAGAATCAACAGGTATATCAAGAACTCCAGGTGATTCAGGTACAGCAGCAGATGCAGCAGGTTTTAGCGGTGGTGCTAATCCTTCTGGTGAAGGACAATATGGTGGTAGATAATGGCTAGTAAACAAAACTTAGAATATGTTTATAACTATCCTGCTTATACTTTAGAAGGTGTATTACTATCACAATATGAGTTTCAACTAGTTACAGAAGATGTTATAAATCAATTAGTAAGATATCATAATGTAGAAAATCAGGAGGTAGCTGCATGGTTTCTGACGTAGATCAATGTAGAAATTGTGAACATAGTTGTCATTGTGGTAATGGTGGTGTCTGTGTTTCTTGTAAGTGTGCTAACTGTGAACATAATCCATTAGATGAATTTTGGAAAAAACTTAGTGATGGCTTTAAAGAAAGTGTTGAGTAATGGCTCATACCTACAAAAATTCTAAAGTAGATCTTACGACTACCAATGCTACTGCATTAATTACTGTAGCTGAAGGTTCTACTATTATTATAAAATCTATTATTATTTGCGAAGATAGTAACAATGATGATAGTATATCATTAACTATAGTAAATGGAGATGATACCTTTCAGTTTTTAAAAGATACTTTTGTTGGAGCTAAATCTACTATACAAGGTATGGGTGGACATAATGCTACATTAGTATTAGGTGAATCTGATATACTTAAAGCTACTGCTGCAACTGCAAACAGACTACATGTTATAACAAGTTATTTAGAAATTACATGACAACACCTGTATACGTACCTAAAGAAAATATTAAAGAAGTCTTTCCTATTGTACAAGATTCAATAGATAAAGCATTAAAGTATTCTGGTAATCATTTTATTGTAGAAGATATTTATAATGATTTATTAGATGGCAAGATGCAACTTTGGGTTTTGTGGAATGTAAATAAGAAACAAAACTTTCAAGGTTGTGGAGTTACTAAAATATTACAAAGAACTAATAGTAAAGCTCTTAATATATTTATTGTAACTGGTCGCAATAGAAAACAATGGCAAGATAAAATGCCATTAGTAGAAGATTGGGCTAAACAAAATGGTTGTACACATATTGAAACATATGCTCGACCAGGCTGGTCTAAACTACTTAAAGAACAAGATTATAAAATAACACACTATTTATTAGAAAAGAAATTGGAGAAATAATATATGTCATCAGGAGGCGGTACTACCCAAACATCTGGCGAAGTAATTCCATATGCACCAACGGAACCATATTTAGAGGATATACTACAACAAGCAGAAAACATATATGAAAGTGACGTAGGTAGATCTTACTTCCCATCATCAACTGTTGTGCCATTTGCACCACAAACACAACAAGCATTAAACTTAACTGAAGCTCAAGCGTTTGATCAAATGGGTGGATCTAATTTATATAATACAGCTGCTGGTACATTTGGTGATGCAGCTACAGGAGCTATGGGTAATGCTTATGGTGGTCCTAACTTAGGTATGGGAATGGGTAGTTCTTATACTGGTCGTGATGCTTACACAGGCAGAACAGGATATGCTGGTGGACCTGCATACAATGCATTACAACCTGGTGCAGATTATTTAAGTGATGTTAGAAATAGTATTGCTAGTGATGTAATGGGTAATGTACAATCACAGTTTGGTAGTATGGGTAGAACTGGTGGTAGTCCAGGCGCACAACAAGCAGTAGCTAGAGGTTTTACACAACAGTATGCACCTATTGCACAATCTGCTGCAGAAGCAGAAAGACAAAGAGCTTTAGGTTCTTATGAAGCTGATCTAAATAGATATCAACAAGCTCAAATGACTGACATTGGTAGGCAACAACAAGCTCGTACTGGAGATATTACTCGTCAACAACAAGCTGGTGAATCTCAATTAGCTAGAATGACACGTGCATCTCAAGCAGATATAGCACGAGGACAACAAGCTAGAGAGTCTGGATTACAAAGAAGATTAACTGGTGCTAGTGCTTTACCAGGAATGCAATCAGCTATGGATCAAAGAATAGCTGGAGGTATATCTGGACTAGGTGGTGTTGGTGGTGCTTATGAAGAACTTGCTGGTAGACAAATGCAAGATCAAATGAATAGATACAATTTTCAACAACAAAGTCCATATGCTAGACTTGCTGCTTATTCACAAATGGTTAATCCTATTGCTGGTATGGGTTATGCAGGTTCTAATTATCAACCAGATGCTAGTCCACTACTATCAGGACTAACTGGAGCTGCTTTAGGTTCTCAGTTAAGTTTCTTAGGACCTGCTGGACCTATCATTGGTGGTGTTGCTGGATTAACAGGATTATTATAGGAGATTATTATGGCAGAT